GTTTATTTACATATTCGATTAGCTTCTTCGAAGCTTGTTCACGCGAATCGGTTTCTTCCTCTGCGAAGAAAATTTTCTTAACGTGAACGTTTACAAACCTAACTCATTACCTATGACGATAGATAATAACGAGTCTAAGTATAGCGACGACGTTAAGTTTCTTAAAACTAAGGAAGCTTACAACTGTTACTGTGCTTACGCTGCTGAGTTACACAATCTCCTAGATCTACCTTCTTATGAAGAGTGGGTTAACTGTATTGAAAGCGAGAATCCGCACGAAAACTTTGGTGTGAGAGCAGCTTTCAGAGCTAGACCGGATTTTGGTGGATTAGCAGGCATGGCAGCTGGTATAGTTGCCAGAAATATGGGTGTTGATACCTCATCTGCAGATGCTGCAATTAGAAGTGCAGCTCGGATACTTGATCGCGAAGCCACGAAACGTAGTAATGGCAGAGGTAAATTTACTTTTACTGATGGCGGTGATGGCGGTACGACAAAAGTGAACTACTCTGGTGGTTCAGCTTTTAACCCCCAAGGTCTTAGCTTAAACGCTAGACCAATTGATTCATCTTGGAGAACAGGAATTAAGGTTAATTACGACCCTAAATACTACCTTGATGGAGGAGACGATACTTCGCCTCTTATGATGAAAGCATTTACACCTCTTATGGGTGTTAGTTCTACTGATATTGATGATAGAGTTCAGAATTATTTTGAATCTAAAATTATGTCAGATTGGATTACTTACTTTCAACTTAATGGTAGATGGAACTTATATACACAAGGTACTTTTAGCGCTACACGTTTCAAAGACTATTGGAACATTGTTTCGCAGGCCTTAGCCATCAACTATTTCTATGATTCAGTCGCTGCACATTTTAGACTAGATATAAATAGAAACGAAGGAATGATTGATTTATACAGTCAGCTTAGTCCGTCTGAGCTAAATCAGTTATTCATACTTCAGAACACGCTTAATTCAATTCCTCTTCCTCCAGAGTTAAATGAAATGTGCTTTAAGTTATACAATAACTACAAGCAGTCTCACAACCCTGGATCACCTTTAATTAAGCTGTGTCCTATTGATTCAATGGTCAGCTCTGATTCATATGTAACTTTTGGTGAGTCTAACAAAGTCGCTGATATAATAGCGAAGATGAAACAGACTTCATTTAGAGACGTTCAAGCTGTACTCGCTCAGGCTAAGCCAGAGTGGGCAACTGACGTAAAACTCTATAGTTACACTGGTTTACCAAACTTTGATGCGGATTTCTTAACTTTATTTGTTAATACTGAGTACATTTGTAAAACTGCAAATGGAATAGTATCCGTGCCTTCTATAACTAAGTCAGCTGACGAATGGGTATATAACATTCACACTGACGCTCCTGATGGATGGACGCAAGCATTATCTAATGTTACTGTCGGTTTATCTCAGAGAGCACCTGGTATTGGTGGACCTAAAACTATGCTTCCAGGCGACACTGGCGCTCTTGCTCCATTAATTTGGTCATACACTAGCGCTGTTCCTGGTGAGCTTCTTGCTACTAGCTGTGTTATCTATACTATTGACAACGATTTAGAGAGTGCTCCTAAACGTGGCTTCTGGCCAATTTCTAAGAGAACTAGATATCAATCACTGTCTGGTAATACTTATACTATCCTGGATAGAGATCCCACTGCTATTGGTTATCAAAAGTTTGGCACTTCACGTGTACTTCCTATGACTGGTAACACTAACTATGTTGCTGCTCAACAACTTCTTGACTTAATTGTTAGTCCTAATCAAAGTGCCGGTAATATTATGCTTGGTGATGATAGTATGGATTCTGACAAACCAACAAGACCTAGAAGAAGAAGAACACGTAAATAAGTTCAAACTTTAATTCATCTTTATTACTTATGCAAACCTTACCTCTTGATCCTTTACTATCTGAATTAGGAAAAGATGAAGCAGCGAAGCTTTCCCAGAGTTTGAACCGTATTGTTAAAGGCAATGACACAGTGCTAGTCACACCCGTTGCAGAGCGAGTAGGCCCTGATGACATTAAAAGATCTTGGAATAAGGTATTCCAGGCGAATATTGGTTTAATGAATGATGAGTTGATTGCAATCGAAGAAGCGCAGAAGCTTAAATTTGGTCCTAGGTCTATAGCAAAACCATGGAGTGAAATTCGCGCTACAGCATTGTCTTCATTCGAACTGAAGAACATTGATTGCTCGCATTTAGAAAGCAAGCCACGAGCATCTTCCGACATTGGTCGGTTAAGGCCTGTTAGTATAGAAACCTCAGCGAAGAGAGTCCGTAAAGACACTCAAAGTGGACCCCCTTATTTTGCAAAGAAAGGGGCGGTATTGTCTCAGACACTTGACAACCTGCCTGAACAGTACGATAGAAATTGGGAAATGGCTCCCGCTATCCGTACTCAAGAGCAAGGTAAGACTAGATTAGTTAAGATATTTCCGTTTAGTGATATATTAATTGAGAATAGTTATTTCCTTCCTTTATTTGAATACACACGCCGCCAGCCTGGTTTCTCTGCGATGATTGGTCCAGACGCAGTCGACGTTTCAATGACACGCTTAATCTCCGAAGCTGTTAGACTAAACCAATATTGTTTGTCAGGAGACATCGATACTTTCGACGATTCTTGTAATGCAAGTTTGCAACATAATGCATTCACTGAGCTTTCTCAGTTATTGCAACCTGCATACCGTCAAGGATTTTCAGAGGTTGAACGCCGTTTTCTAACCAAACCACTTATTACACCTGAAGGTATATGGACTGGAGAACACGGAATCCCTAGTGGATCTAATTTCACCAATATTATTGGTTCAAAGATTAATCAGCAAGTTTGTAGCCATCCAGCTGAATTATCTGAATTTCTTGGCGATGATCTAGGATTAGTGACCGCTAGACCAGAGAAGATATTTGAACGCTATGATAATTGTGGACTTACGATGAACGAAAGTAAAACGATGATTAAACCATCATCCTTTGTTTATTTACAAAGATATTATCACCCTGACTACGTGATAGATGGGATTGTGCACGGTATATACCCTCTTTGGAGAGCATTAAATAGGTTATGTTATCCCGAGCGCTTTACGGATTTCAACGAGTTTGATCTGACTGGTTCAGGTTACTTTGCTATACGCAGTCTTAGTATCATGGAAAACTGCAAATACCACCCGTTGTTCGAGATATTCGTTAAATTCTGGTTAAAATATGAGCGTTACGCTGTTCCCTCAAACAGATCGATTACACAGTATGTTAAGATGTGGAAATCGAAGAATGGGTCTCTGGGAACTACTAATCAATACGGTGACAATCCTTCTGGAATTCGTAACTTCAGAAGTTTTCAACTTGT